GTTACGTGGCCGCGCGGCGCCGGCAGGTCAGCCGGGCCAGGGTCAAAGCCGCCCGAGAGGTCTGGAAGGTCAGTCGTCGCTGCCCGCGCGCGGGCCTTACGCTTCAGAATGTGCATGAGGTGTATGCCTCCTGTGCCATGGCCCCGGGTGTTTACGCACCGCGGGGCCGCACTTTGTTGGTTGGACGGTCACCGTAGCACCTAGAAACGCCCGTGTTTCTGGGCTCTTGAGCCGCGTCGCGGGTGTTGTGCGACCTTCCATCCCGCGGCGGACGAGGCGCTTGTGCGCGGTCCTCCGCGGGGGGTCGACGATTCGGCCGTACGTAGTGGACATCTCGTGCATCTGGCCCGCGAGCGAGCGCAACAGTTCATAGCATTCGCAACGAGACGTTTGCGCCCGCTCCCACAGCACGTTGGCGCGTAGACGTTCGGCGCACCAGGCCGACGCGAGTGCGCTCGCAGCCACGGCTACGGCTCGAACGCCTTGCGGATGCGCTGGATGAACGGCTGCCTAGCGGACTCCAGGGCCGGGATGAAGAACGGCTGCGCGGCCATGTGCCTGGTCCCATATTCCACAAACGCCCCGTATTTTGCGTGCACCGCCACCACCTGCCCGTGCTCGTCGATGCGTTGCGCCTTGATGGAGTCGCGCAGATGGCCGGTGTCGACTGGTGCGCGTGCCTTCGCGTCCTGCACGATCTCTCTGGCGGTTTCTTCGACGGCCTCGGCGACGCGTTTCTCGATGCGTTTCGTCCACTTCGCCGGATCGTTGGTCCAGATGACGGTGGCGGCCATCAGGCTTGCGTCTCCCGTGCCTCGCAGCGCCTCGTGAGTTCCCACTGGCCGCGGTGACGGACGAGCGTGATGTCGAACGTCTGGCCGGCGATGACGATGCGATCGGCCTCCGTGATGTCCTGCCCCGCCGCGAACGTGATGATGGCCGTCGCCTCGTCGGCCACGCGGTCGCCACCCGTCGAGGCCGCGGAGGACTCGCCGCCCTGCACGGGCGACAGGCGGCACGGAACGCCGGACACGAGGACGGGCCACGTCGTTGCCAATCCGCCCGCGCCGTCCGCGACCGTGACGGGCCGTTGGATCGTCGCGAGGTCTGGCAGCAGGCTGGCGAAGCGCTGGCGCGCGCGAGCGAGCTGCGCAGCGGAAGGCATCAGTGCTGCTTGTAGAGCGGCTGCAGCCGTCGCAGCCGATTGATCTCGCGGCGATGCGCCGGCGAGCAGCAGATCGGGCAGCGCCTCATCGCCATCATCGCCACACCGTCTGCGGGTCGCTCTCGATCGTCGCGAAGTCGCGATCACGCATCTCGAGCTCGTCCCTGACCAGCCAGTCGATGCTCTGCAATACCTGTCGAGGAAACCAGAGCAGCCCTTCGCCGGGCCCGCGCTCGCGCGACACCCAGGCATAGTCGATGACCATCTGCAGGCCCTCCGCCTGGATCTCGCGCAACTGCGACCTGTTGATGAGCACCATATCCTTCGGCGGCTCTGGCTCGGGCGAGTCGATCCGATCGACGAACCGCCGCAGAACGGCGGCGACGCGACGCCGGATCAGCACCAGCGGGGCGAGCTCGCGCAGCCAGCTCCTCGTGCCGTCGTTGACGTGTGCTCCAGTCGCAGGCATGGCGATCCTAGGCGCGGGAACGACGCCTCGCGGCGAGATCGACGCGCTGCGAAGGCGACAGCAGCGACATCTCCGGGGCCACGAGCTCGGACGTCTGCGCCTGCGCGGCGAGGCGGGCGCGCAGGTCGTCCCGCTGTCGAGGGATCAACAGGGACACGTGGGCCGGCAGCGGCTGATCGGCGGGGAACTCGTCTGTGGACGAACTCATGACGCCACCGCGGCGGGCTCGAGCGACCCGAACGGCTGCGGGACGCTCGACTGCGCTTTCAACAGCCACGCCTCCACGCCGTCGTGCTTGTGCGCGCGTGCCTCGGCCTCTGCGGCCTGTGCCAGCAACACGTCGCGCTCGGCCAGGGCCTCCGCGCGCTCCGAGGCGATCTGCGCAAGCCACGTCTCGCCCTTCTCGGCAACGGCTCGCACCGCCTCGCCGGCGGCCTCCTTCAGCGCCTGCCTGGCGTCGTTCTCGCTCTCCTGCTTCGCCTGCTGGACTGCGGCGAGATGCTCCTGCAGCTGGCGCTCCTCATCACGCGCTTTCTGGCGTTTCGCCTGCACGCTGCGGTGCTCCTCAAGCGCGCGCTCGTGATGCTCGCGCGCCGCCTCAAGCTCGGGCCAGGCGGTCGGCGGCACGAAGTCCGCCGTGTCGACGACCACCAGGCCGCCGAGGATGTTCTGCCGCTGCACCGAGGTCGTCATGCCGCCACACCCATCCGGAAACGAGACGCGGACAAGAGGCGCTCCGCGTCCATGTCGAGGTTCAACGCCCGCAACGTCTCGACCGTCAGGTCGCCGTGCGACGTGCAGACCCGCGGCGCCCCATCCGCGCCGATCATCACCGGAAGCCCTGCGCACGTCATGTGCCCGCCGGCGTCGACCTCGACACCCGCCGCGACGGCCGACGACGAGGCCGGGGCAGGCGCCGGAGCGCAGCCCAGGTCATATCGGCCATCCTCCCGCGGGACGATGGTCTGCGGCACCGTGACGGGATACAGATCCTCCGGCGCCGCCGCCATCACGCTCTGTGCCGCAGCCAGATCGCTGCTCATTCTCGCCTTCGACGCCTCGAAAAGAGCGTCCTCGCGCGCAACGCGCACCCGGTCCCTCTCCGTCAATTCAGCCATACCTGATCACTGCTCCTCTCGCGGCCCATAGCCGCGTTTGATGTAGGTCTCCGCGTCGCGGGACCAGGCAAAGAGATCGAAGTCGGGGTCCACGTCGATGACGCGCCAGACCGTGCCGTCCCAGGTCATCGAGACCGCGAGGGCTGTATCGCCCGGCGCGGTCGACAGCCGGATGCGCGGCTCAGTCGACGTGACGCCGTATGCGAACAGCACGATCACGACGTCGACGGACTGCGGGGTCTCCCCCGCGATCAATCGCATCCCGTCCAGCCCCTCGTCGTCGGGTGGCAGCAATGCCCGCAGCGCGTCGAGGTCGTCGTCGACCTCGGCTAGCAGCTCGGGGGCCGTCAGTTCCCGGGCCATCCACCCGTACTCGTCCGGCATGACCAGTCCGTTGATCCAGCCAAGCGCCAAGCTCCATGGCTCGTTGCGGTCGATCGCCGCGCCCAGCAGGATCCCGCGCAAGGTGTCGTCGAGGTCGCTCATGAGTACTTCAACCGGAACGCAACTCTGTCGATCGCGGCCTGCGCGGAATGCGCTGAGCCGACCGTCACTGGCGCGTTGAAGTTCACCGTCACGCCATCGCTGCGGCCACGCGAGTCGCCCGCCGGCGCCACAGACTCGCCGCGATGCAGCATGTACGGCCCGGTCTTCGGCACATAGTCGGTGCCGCCGGCATAGGAGCCCAGCAGACCCTGGCCGTACTTGCCGCCCTGCGCAAACCATGAGACGTGGGAGTGCAGGCCCGAACCGAAGTCGTGGTTGTCCACCCACTTCGCGCCCATCTTCGACGCCTCCGCAAGCAGAGCACTGGACGCCGGCACGAAGTCGTGCGCGCCCGGATTGGAGGGGGTGCCCTTCATGTGCGACGAGCCGGCCGCACCGTTAGCTGCCGCGTTCGACGCAGCGCTGCGGTAGCCGCTCGTGATCGTCGCGCCGAACATCTTGGCGAGCTTCGCGGCCTTCGCGTTCGTGCCCGTCATCACACCCGGTCCGCCAGCGCCAGCGCCGCCGCCGCCGCCCGCTCCGACGAGCCCGGCCACCTTGTCCTTGATCCAGCCGCCAGCCTTGCCGAGCGCGTAGCGGCCGGTCCCCTTCAACCAGTCGGGCAGATCGCCGACACCGGGCAGCTTGTCGAGGATGAACCCAGCGCCCTTGGATAGTAGGTCGCCGAGGACACCGCCGACCGCGCCCACCGCGCCGCTGATCGCGCCACCGATCCCGCCACCGCCACCGCCGCTGCTACCCATCGCGGCGAGTGCCTGGTCACGCACCTGGTCATAGCGGCCGCCGAACGCCGACCCCTGCGTGTTCTGCGCCACCTGCCCAGCCGACCCGCCACCACGTGAGAGCGCGATAGCGCCGCCCCTGCCCCAGAACCCGCGGGTCAGGAACGCCATCGCGCACGCGAACGGATCCATGTTGTTGATCCCCATCCCGCGCGCCGTCGAGTCACGGACCTGCAGGGCGCCCCGGGAGTCCCTGTCGCCGTATCCGAGGTTGCGTAGACCGGATTCCACGATGCCGGCCATAAACAGCGCGAGCGACGGTTTCGCGCTCGCGCCCGTCTTGCCGATCGCGCCCTTGAACGCGCTCACCACGCCGCCCTCAGCGAAGCCGGGGACGCCCACCATGTTCGCGGCCTGCCCGACGAGCGCCTGTGCCCGCTTGCGGTAGGCCGGGTTCGAGGGAATCACGATTTCAGCGTGCCGAGGCGCTTCCTCGCCAAAGAGGGCCATCGGCCGGTCGATGACGCCGCCCGTCGCACCGTAAGCACCGCCGCGCGCGAACCCCTTGATACCCATCTCCTTGGCGCCCGCCTGCATGGTCTTGATCGGCCCCTTCATGCTCACGCCGGGGATGAGGTCGATGACCTCGAGAATCTTGATCGCGAACTTCGTCACCACGCCGGCGACGCCCTTGAACGCGCTGGTCACCTTGTCGGCGACGTTGGAGCCGAAGTCCTTCGCGAACCCGACGATGTCGTCGAAGACGCCCTTCACACGGCTCTTGATGCCGCCGACGATCTCGCTGACGCGCCCTGCCGCTGAGCGGATCGGGTCGACGATGTTGTCGCGGATGAATCCCCACGCCGTGCCCGCGGCACTCTTGATCGCGTTCCAGATAACGCCGAGCCCGAGCTTGAAGTTCTCGAACTGCGTTTTGCCGAAGGACACGACTGCGGTGATCGGATTGACGATCACGGTCTTGATGCCGTCCCACGCGAGCGAGGCGGCGCCCTTGATGACGTTCCAAACCGTCGAGAGAGCGCTGCTGATCGCGTTCCACACGGCGCTCGTGACGGTCTTGATGGTGCTCCAGACCGTCG